TTTCTTATCTTGTGCAGACACAAAGAATATCATAGGTACTGTACCTGGTTCAGCTGGTGTATAGAAACTTTCGTCTATAACCTGAACTTGTACGCCTGGTGATACTAAATTAGCCATTGTATGTTCTCCCGTTGGACATAAGTCATCTTATTGTTAGTATTTATATGAATTACCAAAAAACACCACGGAATGATCCGCTAATTTAGGATACAAAAGGGATATGAAAAGGGGAGGTATAAATATTACTATGAGACCTTTATGCAAATGCGGTAAAAAGCCGGTAGCAATTAATTATTATAAGGCAGGCGTTCCTTATTATCGAAGTCTTTGTGAGAACTGTGCCAAGCGTGGAAGCAAAGAACCCGGGTTACCTAAGTGGGCTCTTGCTGGATACAAACAAAAAAGTGTTTGTGATAAGTGTGGATTTCGTAGTAGGCATAAAGAACAATTTCATGTTTACTACATAGATGGTAACCTTAATAATGTTCGTACATCAAATTTAAAAACTATTTGTGCAAATTGTAGTAAGATTTTATATAAAGAAGGTATTACTTGGAAACAAGGAGATTTAGTACCTGACCTTTAAGTTCGTCAATAGTACCATTATTGTTGATAATATGTTTAAATTTAGTTTGTGCCCAAGCCCATTCACTAGGGTGTATGGTAGTAGGTTCAACACCTAATTCTTGATATTCGCTAAACCAACTCGGATCTTCTCCTCGTTTAACACGCCAAACTTCTCCATTAATTTCATATAACATTTTAGCTTCGTTGGGGAAACGTGTATCTGGAATAATATAGTTTGTATCTGGATTATCTAATATTTTCTTTTTAGTTAAACTAACCCATATACCGTCATAAAATCCGTTACGCATACATTCTGTGCCAAACAGTTGTAACACATATCGTGGGGTAATTTCCTTACCTGTTTCATTAGTCCAATACGTGTCTTTTTGTTCACGCCAGTCTCTACTTTCAGCAGTTTTGCCATCAAGTAGTTCACGATCCCAATCAAACATAGCCGCTACACTATCTTTTAGTTTGTCTGCAAATGAGATTTTTTGGAAATTATGCTCTTTAATTAAATAATCCGCTATTGTATCTTTACCTGAGCTAATAAGCCCACATATTCCGATTACCATTTGATCATTCCTCATTATGACTATATTATACGAGGAATTTAGTTAAATGTCAAGTGTAATTTTAACCAATTGAGAAGCCGTATCCTTGACCACCCGCAACCTGTGTTTTAAGTTCTTCGTCAAGTTGCTGTATTTCAGCAATAGCTTCTTGTTTTAGAGCATCACCATTAAGTGATGTACCACCTTGTGGACCAGCTACTGTGGCAAATTTGCTTCGTGCTTCTCCAAGCATATATTTACAAGTAGCAAGTGTATAATCTTTTAACCATTGGTGAGCTAGATAGTCTTTTAATAATTGGCTATCAGGACGGTAATTATAAGCATATAATAGTAATTCTTCTTGAGCACGTGGACGTTGTAATATTGTTAATTCTTTAGTAGTTGTATTCCATTTAAATTCAATAAAACTACCAAACATTCTTCCAACAAGTTCTTGATATCCTGCAAATAATTCATATGTAGCTAACCCACCCATATTTGTACTTGCTAATAGATAGGTATTTGTATATGCTAAATTAAATGGTTCAAATAATGTACCACCATCTCCACCGCCAGTGCGTGATCCTATTGAACGTCTATGTATACGTCTAACTTCGACTACTTCTTCTGGTAAAATATAAGTATTTTGATCAATTACTGTTGGTAAAAATAAATATGATTCTTCAACTGAATTATCAGAACGCTGTCTAAATTTAGCAAAAGCCTTTTTAAGGGCTTCTTCATAATGAGCTGGATCAAGCTCAACATCAACCATTCCTCCACCGAGGCTTAGGTTTACATAATCATATACTTCTTGTTTTTGTGTAGCTAAATCGCTCATATTGTATGCTCTCCATATGTATTTATCGGATACCGACATCGAATAAATACTGTTACGATGCCTAGACTCACACTATATAAGCCCGAACGCGGTGACGATTATATCTTCCTAGATAAGCACATTGGGGAGATGTTTCAAGTCGGTGGAACTGACGTTTTTATTCACAAGTATTTAGGACCACAAAATCCTGAAGAAACTGCCGCTACAGCTGATCAACCCCGTTACGATGCAGTAAAAGAAACAAATATACAAGATATGCTATTCCTTGAAAATAGGGATAGAAAGTATGATCCTGACATTTATCATACTAGGGGTATTTACAATGTACAAGATATTGACTTTGATATGAGTCAGTTTGGATTATTCCTACAAAATGATACATTGTTTATGACTATGCACATTAATGATAGTGTTAAAACATTAGGTAGAAAAATTATGTCAGGTGATGTAATAGAATTACCTCATTTAAAAGATCCTCATGCACTTAATGACTTTAGTCTTGCACTAAAACGTTTTTATGTTGTTGAAGATGTTAATAGGGCGGCTGAAGGATTTAGTCAAACTTGGTATCCACATTTGTATCGTGTAAAAATGAAACAAATTGTAGATAGTCAAGAGTTTAAAGAAATACTTGATCTACCAGCAGAAGAAGGTTCAGCTAATACATTACGTGATGTATTGTCTACGTATGAAAAAGAAATGCAAATTAATGAGGCAGTTGTTGCTCAAGCAGAAGCTGATGCACCTAAGTCAGGTTATGAAACACAACATTTATATACATTACAAGTTGATAAAGATGGTAAACCAGAACTTGTTACAACAGATATTGATACATTAGATGCATCGCAGGCAACTTTATTAGCAGACAGAGTTAACCAAACACCTGAACGAAATGGTTATGATGGTTACTTATTAGGTGATGGTATAGCACCAAATGGAGAAGCGTTTGGTCATGGTATAGGATTTCCAACACTACAAATTAAAGGTGATTATTTCTTAAGAACAGATTTCTTACCTAATAGATTATTTAGGTATGATGGGAACAGGTGGATTAAAATGGAAGATGCAGTACGTATGACGTTAACAAATACAGATACAAGAACTACAATAAAAACTGGTTTTATTAATAATGCTAAAGAAAATGTGATAGGAACAGAAACTGTTAAAGAACGTCAACCGTTGTCTAAAGCACTTAAACCAAAGGCAGATAATTAATGCAACATTTTTATGATGGACAAATAAGACGTTATATTACTCAACTTATACGGTTGTTTAGTAACTTTTCTTATAAAGATGGTAAGGGTAATTTAACACAAATACCTGTAATGTATGGTGACATTACCCGTCAGGTTGGCCATATCATACGAGATAATAGCGAGAATAAAATACCTAGTGCTCCTAGAATAAGTGTTTATGTAACTGGATTAGAAATGGATAGAAGTAGAACTATCGATGCAACTTATACAGGAAAAATTCATTTACGTGAAAGAAGTTATGATGCTGACGGGGAAGAATATTTAAATACACAAGGAAATAATTACACCGTAGAACGATTAGCACCAACACCATTTAAGTTAGTTGTAAATTGTGATATTTGGTCAACTAATACAGAACAAAAATTACAAATAATAGAACAAATATTAGTATTGTTTAATCCAAGTTTAGAAATTCAAACAACTGATAATTATATCGACTGGACTAGTTTAAGTGTAGTAGATTTAGAAAACATTCAATTCTCAACTAGAAGTATTCCTATCGGTACAGAAAGTATGATTGATGTTGCACAAATAGGATTTAGTACTCCTATTTGGATATCACCTCCTGCTAAAGTTAAAAAATTAGGAGTTATAACAAGTGTTGTAATGAGTATTTTTGATGAAACTAAAGGAACAATTGATTTAGGTGCTTCACAACCTGAACTTAAACGTTACGATGATAGTGAATCACAAGATGTTAAAGGTGATGATGCTACAAGTACTAAACATGACAAGTCAGCTACAGCAACTAGAGCCGATGCTGTGTCGTTAGCAATTACTACATTTAAAGATTATGATTTAATAGTAACTAATAGTATTGCTGTATTAGGTGATAAAGGTATTGCTGGTGAAATAAATTGGCGAGTAATTTTAGATGCATTACCTGGAGAATACATAGCTGGGTTAAGTAAACTTTATTTAAACAGATTAGATTTAGGTAGTGTTATAGGAACTATTGCACTTAATGAATTAGATGAAACACAAATTATTGTAAACTGGGATACTGATACTATTCCAACTAATTCAGTATTTGAAGGACCAGCAATTACTAAAGGAACTATTGATTATATAATTGATCCAACAAGAACTAATCCTACAAATATTAAACAAAGTGGTGTTAGAATTTTATTACTAGGTGATATTGGAGACCAAACAAATGTAGATGGCGCAGATGCTTGGAAAGATATTAGTGGTAATGATTTAATTGCATCAGAAAATGATATAATTGAATGGGATGGTAATGCTTGGACTATAGTATTCAATGCTAGTGATAATGATGGATCTGATTCAACTGTAGATATAAAATATACAACCAACCTTAATACCGGTATCCAATATAAATGGGACGGTACAGAATGGACATTAAGTTTCGAAGGCGAATACCGAAAAGGCACTTGGCGAGTAGCACTTTAGCATAATTATTAGTATGTCAGCTAATATTATATGTAGTGGTGCCCTCTTTTACACATTAGATACACAAAGATTTTTATTCTTACATAGAGTACAAAGCAAACAAAATAACGTTTGGGGTCTTGTTGGTGGTACTAATGAAAGTGAAGAAATACCATTTCAAGCATTACAAAGAGAAATTAAAGAAGAAATAGGTGATCCACCTACTATAATAAAGTCTATTCCTCTAGAAACATTTGTTAGTAGAGATGATAAATTTAATTTCCATACCTATCTTTGCGTAATAAAAACTGAATTCATTCCAAAATTAAATGAAGAGCATAATGGATTTGCTTGGGTAAGTTTTAATAACTGGCCTAAACCATTACATCAAGGGCTACGTAATACATTACAAAATAAAGCAAATTTAACAAAATTAGAAACTGTTTTTAAATTAGTATCATTGATGGAACAAAATGATTAAAGTATATGGCGATATTATGCTAGACCGTTGGATTATCGGTAAAGCTGATAGAGTATCGCCCGAAGCTGATGTTTTAATTTTGAATGAACATCATCAAACATTTAATTTAGGTGGCGCGGCTAATTTAGCAATTAATCTAAAAAATATTAATGTTGATATAGAGTTATATGGAGCAATAGGTACAGACAAAGAAGGTATTAAGGTTCTTAAGTTATTAGAGAATACTGATGTAATTGTTAATTTAGCTAGTGATTTAAAAATAACAACTACCAAAACAAGACTTGTAGGGAATTCAGGACAACATCTTTTGCGTTGGGATAGAGAAGAAGTTTATTATGGGCTTGATGCAATTGATAGATTAAAAGAAAATGTTTATGCTAACGATATTGTTATTATTAGTGACTATAATAAAGGAACAGTTAGTGAAGATACTATTGAAGACTTATTAAGTATAGCAGATATAAAATTATTTGTTGATCCTAAACAAGATGCACGTTTTTATGATGGTGCATTTTTAGTTAAGCCAAACATGAAAGAATATGAATCATGGAATGGCAAGTATAATAAAACTTATGCATTAGAATATATGCGTGACCATAATTGGACGTGGTTAATTGTAACTGCTGGTGCAAACGGTATTCATGTTTTAAATAAAAATGGCGATTATAATTATTTTAAAGAAGATACAAAAGAAGTATCAGATGTTACAGGTGCAGGAGATATAGTTTTAGCAGTTATAGTTTATGCTTATAATAAAGGATTAAGTATTCCTTCTGCCTGTGAACTTGCTTGTTATGCCGCCACTCGTAGTGTAGAAAAACGAGGAGTTGTTCCAGTAACATTAGATGATTTGGATAGAGGTATTGTATGGACTAATGGTGTGTTTGATATACTACATACTGGTCATTTAAAGCTTCTTAGACACGCACACAAGCTAGGTAAACGTCTTGTGGTGGGTGTTAATAGTGATGCAAGTGTTAGACGTCTTAAGGGCGAAAATAGACCTATTAATAATGAACTTAAAAGAAAAGAAACATTAGAGGAATTAGGGTTTATAGATGAGGTTATAATATTTGACGAAGATACTCCAATAGATACTATTAAAAAAATTAAACCAAATATTATTGTAAAAGGTGATGACTATACCGTAGAAACAACTGTAGGAAATGAGATGGCAAAGGTCGTTATATTTCCTAGAGTAGAAGGACATTCTACAACAGACTTAATAAAGAAAATTAAACAATGAACTCAGAATTACTAATTCACTTAGAACGTTTTGGAGATGCATATAATACTAAAGATAGTTCACTATTTTTTTATGCATTGACTAAAATGAAACATTATAACACTTTTGTAGAGTTTGGGACTGGACTAGGTTGTACTGCGTTTGCTGTTGCATCTGCAATGAAAGAAAATGGAGTAGGTAAATGTATAACCATTGATAATGGTATGGAATATGTATCTCAAATTGGTGAAACTTATTCAGAGTTCATTAACTCTATGGTTGAAAAAATAGAAATACAAAATCATTTTACTCTGTTAAACCAAGAAATAGGGTTTAGATCAATTAGTAATGTCGATTGTGTATTTTCTGATTTTGATAGATCAGTTAATACTATTGAAAAATTAATGACATGGGCTTTATCTAGTATAAATGATTATTCGTCTATTTTTATAGATGGATTAGGTAATTATCCTGAAGGGTTTTATTACACAAAACTTTTAGTTAATAAGTTAAATGAAAATAATACACCTAACTTTTTATCAATGCATAAAAAGTTTATTGAAGAGCATAGTTTTTCTTTGACAACTATAAGAAGACAAGATAATAATACAGGACAAGGTAGTATGTGTTGGATAAAAATAGAACCGAATAATATATGAGAATTTTAATTACAGGTGCTAACGGATTTATAGGTAAAAATTTAGCCGCCTATCTTACACACAAAGAACATACAGTAGAGGGTTATGATTATCTTGACGGACGTTTTCCAGATCCAAAAGATTATGATAGAGTAATTCATTTAGGTGCAATTAGTGATACAACAGAAAAAGATGTTGATAAAATTTTAAAGCAAAACTATGAGTTTAGTATTAAAATGTTAGAACTATGTGATACGTTTGGAACAACTTTTATGTATGCTTCTAGTGCCAGTGTATACGGACAAGGAAAAGAGTTTAAAGAAAATTCACCTGTAGATCCACAGTCGCCATATGCTTGGAGCAAATACTTATTTGATAGATTTGTACAATCAGTAAGTGAATATAAAGTTAATGTTCAAGGCTTTAGATTCTTTAATGTATATGGTCCAGGAGAAGAACACAAAGGTGAACAAATGAGTGTTTTTCATAAATTTAAAAAACAAGCAATTGATACTGGAAGGATAGAAATATTTAAAGGTAGCAAAGAAATTTTTCGAGACTTTATTCATATTGGTGATGTATGTGAAATTTTGGAAAAGTTTTTAACTGTAGATGCAACGGATATATGGAATGTTGGTACAGGAAAAGCAAATTCATTTGATTATATAGCACAACTTTGTGCCAAAAAATGGAACGCTAAAGTTGTTGAAATCCCCCTACCAGATAATTTAAAAGGACAATACCAATATTACACACAAGCTAATATAGAAAAGTTAAGTAATACTATAGGTGAACATAAGTTTAGACCGGTTGAGGAATTTATATTATGACGGACAGATTGCATGGTAAGATAAAAAAAGGTTGGGGATATGAATTAATATGGGCCTCTACTGATAAGTATTGTGGGAAAATTTTAGTTTTTGAAAAAGCTGAAGCAAAATTTTCTATGCATTTTCATAAAGAAAAAGATGAAACTTGGTTTGTCAATGATGGTAAATTTAAATTACTTTGGATTGATACTTCAACTGCTCAGCTTTTTCAAAAGGATTTAGTAGCAGGATCTACTCACCATAATCCACCTTTACTGCCTCATCAGTTAATATGTATAGAACCAGGTAGTATAACCGAAGTTAGTACAGCTGATTCAGTTGATGATAATTATCGAGTTATACCAGGCGATAGCCAATCAGCAGAAAAAGAAAAACCTAAAGCTGGGCTTGGCGATACTATTATTAGTTTAAGTAATGATTAATTATGAATATAGAACCGATATTTCCAATTGGCTTATTAGTACATGATGTTCCGGAAGCTATTGCTGACGAAGTAGAAAAATTTGTAGTTAGTCGTATTGATAAGATGCCTTCACGAGAACCTCCAGCGGATCAACCAGGAGCTCCTAGAGCCCCTCACTCAACAGATTATTTTGAATCTAAAAAGATAATAGGAGACCTACCAAAAGACCTTCCTAGATTATGGGTAGAGTTATGTAGCTGTAAAGATAAGTACCAAGAAGCTAATAATTTTAAAGCAATTAATCGACAATTACAAACTAATAAAAGTGAATTTGAATGGTGGTGCCAAGATTATATTGAAGGTGATTTCCATCATGAACATGAACATGGTATAGGACGGATTTCAGGAATTTATTGGGTTAGAGCAAACGATGCCGCTGGTGGAATAATGTTTAGAAATCCTAATCCATTTACTGAATATTCACAAGACTATGATTCTAATTCTATATATTCTTGGCAAGGAAATATTCATAATGCTGTAAAAGGAAAAGTATTAATGTTTCCTTCTTACTTAAAACATTCTGTATTGATAAGTGGAAAAGGTGCAGAACGTACAACTATAGCGTTCAACTT